CGCCGTCAACCAAAATGTGAATACTGCATACAGCATTTGACGATGTGGTGTTGCACAAATTAATATTTTTAATAATTGAATAGTTACCAACCGTATTTGTTACGGTATACACATTTGCGCCAGAACCGCTACCTATATAAAAACTATCAGGAACTAAGTTAGCCATTTACACCCCCATCCATACTAAAACTTCATTATCATAAGTTGTAGTATTCATATCTTGTATTGTAATTGCATCAAGAACATGATCAACAAAAGCTCCCGAACTGTGTGCTACGGCAGGAGTCCCATCATATCCTCTTTCAGATACTGTAAAAGTGTTGTTTGCCCTAGACGAGATTAAAATTTTTTCTTCTGTTGCAACCCCGCGATCAACAACGATAACAAAAGGGTTAACGCCATTGGGGTAGGTAGAACCATCTACAACAGAAAAGGAAGATGCAACATTGGAAATAGAAGCAGCCAATGTTGTTTGTAACACTGCGCCGTTAAATTCTCTTCTCATAGTCAACCTCCATTTTTAATCAATACTTATCGTTAAACTGCCGGATGCAATTCTTAATGTATCCCCTGCGTCTGTTGTTTTAGGAGTAGTTAAGCTCCCGTACAATAACATATTTCCAGATGTAACAGCATCAAAAATACCAATAGACACCGTATTGGCGGCTGGCATGTTTGTAAAGTCCACATTAGTATTGTTTGCAGCACTGCCGTTTACTGCAGCACTAAACGATGCAGACTGACGAGCATACGAACCGCCACTTACTTCGGTGCCACCACCGGCTTCGCCAGGAGTTACTGTAAACAGCCCAACATAAACAACAGCAGCATTTGCATAAGCAGTAGTACCAAGAAAATGATCAATCAATTTATTTTCAAGATAATTTGTTAAATTTCCAGGCATTATTAAACCTCTAGATTATTATAATACATTTCTATTTCTTCGGCATTTGGAAGTCTAAAATTACTTATTCTTAACAGCAACTCACCTTCCTCGGCTAAAATTTCTTGTACTCTATTTTGTTGAGAAAATGTAACTCCAGAACCAGTTGTATAACCCGCTCCTGTTGCATAACAAATTAAAATAGTTTTTTTATTGTTTTCTTTGATATCAGTTTTATTTTTTTCATCTGTCTCAACTTTGTTTTTAATTTCTTTTTTCTTTGGTTTATTAATGACTTTTGTTTGTATATTGTTTTTTTCTTCGGTCATGATATAAGTTTATCATCATATTGAATTTTAATCAATCGATTTCCTACGGATAATTACAATAAATAAGAAGCGAGGCTCTTGCGAGCCTCGCTTGCTTATAATTTATGATTAATTTTACAAAGTGCGGATCTTTACGTTTTTACCAATTACATAAGATTCAGCATTTTCAATATTAGATGCAAGCCTCATGTACTGAGTATATTCAATTGTGTCCGTCTTTGGCTTAAATTGACGATAAACCGTAATGTCTCGATGAATACCAACAACACGGTTGTTCGGGAATGTAAGCTCAATGTGAGCATGACTGCCGGATGCACCGGAATAGTCACCGGCTACATCTTCAGGCGTCAATGGCACTTCAATTAGTGGAATGCCAAATGGCGAAAGACCGGTTGATCCAACACCACCATTAGCCCTCATTGAACCTTGAAGGAATGCTACATCACCTGTAGTAGAACCGGGCGATGGAGCGCCAGCCGTTGCTTCGGTTGCCGAGTTCGGGTTGCCAAGGCTATAAATAGCATCTTGTACCGTATTCGGTCCAGCAAAGAAGCGCAACTCATTGCGGCGTTGCAAATATTTGTTTGGCATTTTGCGCAAAACTTTATCAAATACAGATCGTGATGTGTTAACACCAGCCAAATCTTGAACTTGACCACTAGCCTTTGACAACTTGATGAAACCATCAAGTGCCTTAAGAAGGGCGTTGGCTGAAGATGTGTTGCCATTGATCAACAAGTCATCCAGGTCATTGGCTGTTTGACGAGCCATCATTTGTGCAATGTGATCTTCAAGCGAAGCACCTTCAATGTTGTCCTCAAGAGACTCTGTAGAAATGTTCCAATCAAGACGGAGCTTAACGGTAGAAAGCGAAACTTTGGAAAAACTTACCGCTGCGTTTGTACTATCGTCGGTGATTTCTGTTGCCTTTTGAAGAAGACGAGTTCCAATAGATACTTTGTCAATATCCATTTGTGGCGTCTTCATGCGAACAACCCGTGCGTTTTTCATCAAAACGGATTGATCTGTAACGAAGTCCAAGAATCGGTTGGATTGTTCTGGGTAGAGCAAACCTCCACGACTGGGAACAGCGGCGCCAGCGGCGACAACTGATGTAGTTACTTCATTAGCTTTTGCTAAAATTTCTTCTTGTGTTGCCATATGTTAGTTCCTCCCTTATGACTGATAGCCCAGGGAATTAATTAACTCCTGTGGCAAATATGTGTTTTTCCAAAATGACGGAGCAGATGTCTTTGTAAGAATTTCTGCATCTTCCTCGCCTTCTGGGTCTACACTTTTCTTCGCAGCACCAGCTGCTGAAATTACAGCAACCTTTTCTGTTTGCTCAGCTAAAGCAATTTCTGCTGCATTTAATTTTTCTTGAAGCTCTGAATTTTGAACTTCAAAACCTTTTGAAACTGTGTCAATTTTTTCCTGAACAGCGGCTTCTACTTCTTCTTTAATTGAGGTAGCGAAACTTGCCAGTTTTTCATCAACGACAGCACTCAAGGCATCTTTAAGAACATTAATGTCCATATTTTCCTCCTGTGTGTTTTCGTCTACTTCAACTGAAGTTGAAGCATTTTCTTCTGCGACATCAGGAACAAGCCAACTAACAAACTTTTTTAAAAGATTTAATTTGCCGTTTTCTTGCTCATTCATGTCTGAAAGCATATCATAAGTATTATTTATTTGCAATTCCGGGTCTTGCTGAATAATAGATTCCATATCTTTGATCATCTCCTTAATTATATCAAAATGATTTTCTTCGTGTAGAAGATTATCATTAGTTTTTTTAACAACTTTATTTTTTTTATTTTTTAATGGTTTTGGCATTGTTGGGGATATAAAACCGCTCCTTGCAGGTGATTTTGATGTAGCATTTTGAGTGGTGACTGAAGCATCCTTTTCCATTGCACCACATTCACATTCTTCACAATTACAGGGGAATTCACCGTTTTTTAAAATACTAACAATCTGTTGAAGCAAAGCGTCATCAAAAGATAGATCGTCTTCAAAAGAGTTTTCAAAATCGGCTTTTTCTTTAGTTCTGGCATATCTTTCAAGAAGCCTTCTTCCCTTAGCCGCTAATCTTGCAGCATCTGAGCGATCTTGGGGGACAGGTTCGCCCCACGCTGCTGCTGAAAGAGCTAGGCGTGTTGGTTTGCCATTTGGCTTTTTCATCGGACCAGACGGATTGGTAAAAAATCGTGTAAGAAAAGAACCTTTACGGCGCATTTTTTCTGGAGTATTTGCTGCCCCTCTTACTCCTGGTTTTAGGTTGGCCCCTTCAGTTTGTTTAAAATGACGACGACCGGCCGCGGTCAGCCCTCCGCGGGGGTCTTTTATAGGCTGTTTCTTTTCTACGGGAACATACTCGCATATATCGCCACAGCATTTAAGAGCATATTCCAAACCCCCATTCTCAGTTCTTTTAATTAAATTAATTACAGCCAGAGCATTGGCAGGATTATCCACAAGACTTAATTCACCAAGTTCATATTCTTTAATGACATGCATTTGTCTACCATTATGCATCTTGCCTTCCATCATTTCTTTTTTAATAATTCTTCCACCAATTGAAAATGCTTTTAATGTTCCATCAAGAACTTTTTCCCAAGTGCTTTGTGCACCCTTTGAGATATAAGCAGAAATTTCAATAGCGTTAAATTCATCACCTTCTTCATTGTTAATTTTAATTGGTTTATAAGCAATAGCTTTACCAACAGCAATTGGGCTATGCATTTCACGAATATTGCCAGCCCAATTTTTAAACGCAATTTCAGAAGCAGAAAAATCTACAATGTCACCAACTTTATCTACATTGTCAGCCGTAGCAATACCAGTAACAATTCGTTCTTCTTTTTTGACCATTGTAATGGGGAATGCAATAGAAAATTCACTCATAGTACTATAAGATATTGTAGAACTATTTTATATTAAAAGCAAATTAACCAATTGCAAAAACAGCAAGATTAACGCTTGCTGTAATAACTTGAAATTTTGTATAATCGCCTTCAATTTCAACATAACCACCACCGCTATCTTTAGCTGGTATAACCACCCTTACAGGACCGCCATTTAATTCAACGGTTGCATTAGTTGAGCTGTCTAAATTTAAAAAATTTATACTAGTTGTGTGTTGTCCTACAGACACTAGACCTGTAGCGCTTGAAACTGAAACATTGCTGTAAACAATACTTTCACTCATGTATTCCTCCTTAATTTAACTAACTGACCAAATCGCTGTTTGGTCTAGAATCTTGGTTTTCTCCCCTTTCTGCCTGCGCACCATCAGCACGGGGGTCGCTTGTTGCGCCATCTCCGACTGGAGACTTTGGTGGCTCCGAAGCAGAATTGTTGGAATTGCCAACAGGTGCCCCTGGGCGCTTTATATTATTTTCATTTTCTTCTTTTTTTAAATTTGTTGGGAATGGCAAAACATCGTCACCTAAATGACGCTCAGCCAGTCCAATCTGAGATCTGACTTCATTGGGCGTTAAGACTTCCGTTCTCAAATATCTATCGTTTATTCTTGACTGTATATCCTCATCAACCAAATCAATTTTTTTCAAACGCAAAACAAGCATGTCTGTAAATTCAGAAATAAGTCTGTTAAGTTTTTTTTCAATGATAGATTGATCTGGTCCAATTACTTGCATTTTAAAACTTTTATCTGCATCTCTTGAAACTGCTAAGTTTGCGTTATCATATACACCAACTTTTGGCGCTGGCACCCTGTTGGCGACCAAAATTTCATCTCTGTTGGATTTGCGATATTTATCAAAAGAAGCATCTTGTATACCGGCTTCTAATTTTTCAAATTTAATATCGGTGTTTGCGCCGATGCTCGCTGGAAGGGGAATGACTAGTGTTCCGTGATTTCTTCCTTTTACTTCGTTTTTGAAATAACTAATTAATTCTTGTTTAGATTTGTTACTAAGCTTTGCTCCCTTAAGCACAATTGCGTAACGAGGAATTGCTTTGTTTTCAAAATAATCAATATTGTATTCTTTGGCAAATTTATCTCCGACAATTGCTGCCGCTGCAGAAACTGCTGATGGTATACCGTAATAATTATTATTTGGAGAATAAATTTTAAAATGAATTAATTCATTTGGTTTGGGATCATTATTAATTGGGTCTGGCGTTTTTAAATCTTGAAACTGTCTAAAAAATACTGCTTGAATTTTATTTGTTTTTGCAATTTGTACATAACCATCTCTTTTTCTGCGTACACGAACAAGGGTCGCCGGAACATGACCAATATACCCTACTTTCCCAGAATTGTTTCTTCCTACTTCAAGATAACCATTGCCAACAGACAAAACATCTTGCCAAACACGAACCAAAGTTTCAACCAATGTTTCTTCAATATTTAATTTTTCAAATATTTCTTCCATTTCTTCTTTTAGGTCTTGAATTTGTTGTCTTACTTTTAAAACTTTTTCTTCAGCCCCCTGAACTTTTTCAAGTTTTCTTTTTGCTTTTAATGTTTCTACAAATTCATAACCAAGACCAACTGTATTCATAACTCTTGCATTAATTGATGCATAATGAATTGCGCTTTGATCATAGAGGCCAGCCAAAGTGTCTAGGTCGTAGGGTGGAGTAACAATGTCGTATAAAGAATAACCACTAACAACTTCTGGGTCTACAAATTTAGATTTAACACCGTCTTCGCTTTCATATTTTTTATTTAAACGCAAAGCCTTTCTTTTCATTTTTATTGAAAGGTTTTCAATTCTTACAAGACTAAATGGGTCTGTTGTTTCAATTTTATTTGCAAACCCCATATATGTAATATCGTCAAGTTCGTCATTTAACAATATTTCTTCTACTTTTTGCATTTTGTTTTCCATATCACTTTTCCTTATTATTTATTATTAAAATGTTCATCAAACATATCTTCAAAAGGGTCTGCTACAAATCCATCAAGCAGTCTCTCCATTTGGTCTTCTTGTTCAGAGGCAGAAATTTTTCTCCCGCCGGCAACCCATTGAACATATCCATTATCTTCAGAAGTCCAATACTTACCGGCCTCTAAAACTTTTTTTTCAATCATATTATCGCCAACAATTCCTTCTGCGCATAAAACCCCATCTCCGTCTGTCAAAGTTTGTCCTTCTTTTGTAAAATAAACACATACACCAAAACTTCTTTCTGGAACCCACATTGAGTGTTTAGCATTGATTTCGGCGTTCATTTTAAACAGTATACATCATTTTTATTTAAAAAAGAACCAACCTGGACACATAGAGGTGCATTTTAAATAAAATTTGAAACAAAATTATTTAATTGGACAAGATCCAGTTGAGCAATCTTCGGCTTCAATGCTTAAATTGTTTACAATGTCGTTTAAAGGTATTGTTAAATTAATTTTTGCCATTGTTTTATTATAGACCTCTTCTGTAATTTGTTCATACGGGGGGAGGGGAAAATTGTGTTCAGAATGTAACAAAAAAGACACCGATTTAACGCTTTTATCATAATTTTTATAAAGCCATTCTTTAATTGAATCAAGTTCTTCTTTACGATAATAAACCGTTACAGAAACAGCATTATCGGCCCATTCTGTTTGCATTTTCTTGACCCACTCTAGTTGTTCAACAGCGGTCATATTTGCTGCAAGTACGGCATCTTTAGGGGATTTGCACGGAAACTCAACAACATATTTGGTGTGGTCTTCTCTGCCATCAATGCCGATATCCCAAACTACTTTATATCCTCTTTTTCTACACGATTCAACAAGTGGGTCAACTGAACTAAACCTCACCCTGCGGATATAATATTCCGCAAATGCTGGGTGTATGCCTGGGGTTACGCCTGGGAGTAGAGAAAGAGTGCCTGATGGTTGAACTGTCGTCAATCTGATCGAGCGATTCCATTCTTTCTTTTCACTATAGTCTTTATCAAAAGATTTTAAATTGTCATAAACTTCTTTTAACCAAGAAATTTGTTCTTTACTGGATTGCAAAACCCCAGTAACTGATTGACCCAATCTAGCATTTTTATGAGTAATATAATTTGTTTTTTCATACGGGTAGGTCATTCTTGTGATTTGTTTTTGAATCATATATAATAATTGTGAAATTTCTAAAAATTGTTGAAGCGATTCAATGTTCGGTAAAAATATTGTTGCAAGGTTACAAGACTCTCCATCAGCAAGAGCAATTTCTGCGCATGGGTTAAACCCCTCTATGCTTTGATCTAATGATTTTTCATTAAGCCTGCCGTATGTTCTGGCAAGTTTCCTGTTAAGTAAACCATATGGTTCTCCAGTGCCATCATAGCCTTTCCAAAATTCAGGCAAAATTTCATCAAATGAATCTGCATAAATACTGTTATTAGAATTTGATCTCCAGGCAGGAATTTCTCCAGAGCCCCAATTTTTCGCTCGTAAAAATAAAACATCGTCTGGATCGCCAATTGCAATTTGTGCAGAGCGACGAGATGAACCAGAAACAACGACTCTTCCAATAATATTACAAATATCTAATACATCAACAGAGCGCAGTTTTTTACCAATTCGTTCATTAAATACATTGCAAATATCTTTAATACCGTCTACCAATGAGCCAGGACCAGAGGCTGTTCCCCCAAAAGTTTTCACTGGTGCTCCAAACTCGCGAACTAAAATAGTTGAGTATGTAAAAGATTTGCCAGTAACAAAATAAGACTCTAATACTTTATGCAACAGCTCTCGCCAACCCTGTCTAGAGTCAGGAATAATAAAATCTGCGTCTGGTGTTCTTTCGGCTGTAATGAATTTAACATTTTTTATTTTTGGTAAATCATGAATTTTCGAACGCTCTACCGAAAAACCAACACCTCCACCAAGCATCAAATAATCAAATAATAATTCAAAATCTTCAATTTTTTCAATATTTGTAAAAAAACAATTATTTAGCGAAGTTCCAGAAAACGACTTAACCAGCGGAGTTCCAAGTTGCCACAAAGACCTGCCAGAAACAGAACATCTTAAATTAAACATATGGTCAAATAATTTTTCAGCTTCTTGTTGCGTAAAATTAACACCAATCTCAACAGCGCCATCTATGATTCTTTTAATAGTTTCTATCCATGTTTCAGATTTATTTGTTTCATTATTTTTTCTACTGTAAGTTCTAAGATAAACAATTTCACCTAAACCACTAAAACCCCAAGGAGGGGTTTTTGAGTAATAAGAATTAATAAATTTATCTGTTAACAATGTCATGTTCCTCCGCAATTAAGATTAAAATTATATCAATGAAAAAAATTTAAAACAATAAAAAATACTTGGGTTAAATAGAATTTTCGTAAAAATTAACCCTTTCAATAATTTTATCTGCAACTGACAACCAAGAATGATCTTGATGTAAAATTTTTGCTGATTTGATAGAATGTTTTTTAAATTCATCATATTCAGATACAACATTTTCCATAAGATTAAGAAGTTCTTCATAGTCTGGATATGCCCACATTCCAGTATCTTCTTTGTATTGCAAACTATTCCATTCTGCTGTTCCAAAATTACATGTTAATGGAATTGAGTATTGTGCAAAATCACTGCAGCCGGTTGCATTGCTGACAATCGTTGGCATCCCTGTACATATAGACTCAAAAGGTATCATTCCAAAACCTTCACCATTTGTTGGGTAAACAAGGCAATGACATTTGTGATACAACTTAACAAGATCTTCTGTTGATAAGTTCTCTGGAATTCCTAAAATTTGTGGATGTTGATACGCTGGAACTAATTGATTATCAACATAACATTCGGCGCTACAAAAGTTATTATATTTTAAAATTAATTGAAAATTTAAATCTCCATCATATAATTCTAAAAATGCATCAACAACCATTTGTGCATTTTTTCTTTTTGAGTCAGCTCCAATATGTAAAAAAATAAATTTATCAATCACTTCTCTATCTATAATAGAAAATTCTGAGGATATGCCGTGCGGTATAACATGGATATTTGGGTGTACTTTATTTTTTATGTAAACATCTTTAACAAAATTAGATGTAGCCCATATTTCATCCATTAAACTCATGTTGTAAAACCATCCAGACGGAACTTTAGTGGACTCCCAAGGGGTGTAGCCAATTTTAAATTTATTATGCATTTGATAGTAATGCGGTTGACAAAAATTAATATGAAATGCAATTTCGTTTCTGTTATAAAATACAGCCATGTCTTTTTCTTTTAGCGCGTTAATAATACTCAAAGCCGCATTGCTGTATCCTTGGCTGTACCAGGGCAAACCGCTACTGTCGTAATTACCGGGACTAAACCAACTAATTTTTTTCATAAGAGTTATTATTTTTTTGTTTTTTTGGTGGTTGATGTTTTTGAATCAAAGTTTAAATATTTTACACCATTTTGAACAAGAGATTCTGCTTGTTCAGAAGAAATTTCGCAAGTAACTGGAATGTGGCTAAACATACATTTTGAAGCAGCCATCCAAAATCCATTCATATGAACAATGGATATTTGCTGTGGGTCAACTATCGCAGCCCCGCTGTAATCATCGGATTCAACAATTGCTATGATTTTCATGACCAGAGTATATCATCAATATTATTATCCAGAGCGGTATACAAGTATATTAGTTATAGAATAATATATAAGTATTCTAGATTATTAGTATACTTAGTATTCTCGCATACTGGGTATGCGAAGCATATCACAAAAAACAGAACAAAATGAATTTTTGTATATTTTTTTTCAAATACAAGATTTTTGTTAAAAAGTGTGAGATGATGGTACACATGACAGCTGGATTTATTTTATATCTCATTTATACATTTTTTAATGCTTGGTGTATTAAAACTGCGATCAATTTAGGGTTTGATCACAACATAGGCTGGAAGTCTGCGCTACTGTTTTCTTTTATTTCCAGCATGTATGTAATCTTGCATAAATATAGACCAACCAATGTTAAAAATTAATGAAATTAATTTTAATTATTTAAAAAATAAAAAAGTATTAGTATTAAGTGATACTTTTGTACCTCATAAATATATAACAGATTTTATTAAACTATTACATAGTTCTCAGATTTTTATTTATATATGCCCAGCAACAACATCTGGATTTGTAAAATTGTGGATGAAATTACACTTAGACAAAAAAGTTAAAATTATTAAAGATAAACATTATAAAATGTTTTTTACTAAAGATATTGATGATTACGAAATTGTTATTATCTTTGGCAAAAAGAAAAACAAAGAACAAGAGTTGTTGCAAAAATTATTAAAGAATATGATAGTGTCATATAAGAATATTACAGTTGTTACTCAAAAAGGAATTGATTGTGATGAAAATTACGCCCTATGACGGAAATGAAAATTTAGAAGACATTGAAAGTCTTACAATAGTAATTAAAAATGTGCCGTTTGAAGAAGGGTTTGTTCCTGCTTTTTTCATTCAAAGCCCAAGCGAAAACTATGAGATGACATTAGATGAGTTAAATTGTTTAATGGATGGTGTTGAAATTGCTCGCAAAAGTTTAGACTCAATTATTGCTTACATGTTACGAGATTTATTTAATAAAGAAGATAAACAAAAGGAGGATGAAGAATGATATTGGGCGGTCTTAAAAAAAATTTCCCCTACCCAGAAAAATTATGTCCGTATTGTAATAAACCATTAATTGCAGTTAATGCAATACATTCGGCAGAAAATATATATAATTTTAAAGTTTTATATTTTGATAACAACATAGACTGCCCTGCTTACGATGAGGGAGCTCGGCTTGCCTATGCTAGAATTTATTATTCTTCACAAGAGGCTTATAATGCCTTTTATAATGTTGAAATACCAGTGCAAAGGTGGTCGCAAAAGTATTTGTATTCTATTTACAAATAAGTGTGTTAAAATAGTTAATTATGCCAATTAATTCCTGTTCTGAAAATGGTAATCCTGGTTACAAGTGGGGAGAAAAAGGCAAGTGCTATACATATACAAAAAACGATAAAAAATCTATGCAGGAAGCAAAGAACAAAGCCAACCTACAAGGCGTTGCAGCTAGAATTAATGGTTACGAAGAAAAATCTAATGATGCCGCCCAAACTTTAAATACAAAAGATCAATTGAAAAAAAATTTAAACACATGGTTTCGAGAGCGCTGGGTTGACATCTCTCGGCCAAAAGCCGGGGGCGGGTATCACCAATGTGGTAGGTCAGACGCCAGTAGCGGTAAATATCCAAAGTGTGTTCCGGCGGCTCGTGCTGCAAGAATGTCTTCTGCGCAAATTGCATCCGCCGTTAGGCGGAAGCGCCGTGCCGAATCAACTCAATCCAGGCAGGATAAGAAGCCAATTAATGTGTCTACAGATATTGAAAAAGCATCTCGAAATGTCCCAACTAACCCTTCTCTGTATGCCAGAGTAAAAGCTGAAGCTAAAAGAAAATTTGATGTTTACCCATCAGCATACGCAAATGCTTGGTTGGTGCGAGAATATAAAAAACGAGGTGGCGGATATAGAACGGTTGCAAAATCTGAAGATGTAACCAATAAGGTTGCCGACGATCTTGATCAACAAGAAGCAATATTGGCAGACCTGTTGATTGAGCTTACAGAGAAGTATGGAAAGTTTAATGAAGACGGAATAGGGGTCTGGGCTGGATATGACTCTCCAGAAGAAAACGATGTTGCCGATATCGGGGTTAAATGTCAAAATTGTATTTTATATGCAGGCAATGGGGTTTGTAAGATTATTGAAAAAAAAGTAGAAGATGAAGGCAAGTGTAGGTTTGCCATTATCCCAGACGGGGTGGTTGAGACAGATAAAGAGATATATGATATGCTTAGAACGGTATCTATGGATACAAGGAGTTTTATGAAAGATAATATGAAAAAAATGATTAACGATCATTTGACAATGAAATCTTGGCATGAAGTGTCTGCCAAAGCAGCCGCTGAACAGATGCAAGATCACATTAAAGCCGCAGCTTGGCACGACTCTCAAATTAATGTAATTAAAGGGATGATTACAGAAGTACCGCTAGACCCGGAAAAGAAAGCACTTTCTATCCCAGCAGGTGGAGCCTCTTCTGTCCCAGCATCTCGTAAAGAAAAAGATAGCGCAAGGCAAGTCCCATTGGACCCAAAAACTCTTAGAAAAAATGATTTAGTTGATATGCTTATCAACCATGAAGAGCAATACGGGAAATTTGATATTCCAGTTGAAGATGTAGCCAATTTTTTATTTGAGCAATAATTAAAAAATGGAAACAGAAATTGTTGTTGCAATAATTACTATAATTGGCGGTATTATGGTTGCTTTAATTCAACAAAGTAGAAAAGAAAATAAAACCGATCACAATATAGTTGCAGCAATGATTAAAGATGTTCATAAAGATGTTGTTAAAGTAGAAGATAAGTTAGAACATGTTGAAGTAAAACTAGACGATCATATCAAAGAACACAAAACGACCCTAGCCCCTAAGCCTACAGTAATAAAAAGAAAATAATTTTAAATAACCAGTCCTGGTTCGGTTTATTTCGCAAGATTAAGCCAAATATGGGGTTGGTTATTTTTTTTATAAAACGGCAACATTTTCTATTTTGGTGTGGTAGAGTGTTTCCAACAAGAAAGAAGGATCATAATGGACACCCAGGAAAATATTGAAATTAATGATTTTGTAATTACCGAACAAGAACTAGAGTCTAAGTTTGCTCAATTAATGAATACCGTAAATAAGCCACTTGATTCAGACAACGAAAGAGCTGCAAGCGCTGTTATTTTTGGTTTTTATAAAAACTGGAGTTTGGACAAAACAGTAAAGTACTATAGCCTTGATGCTACTTTGGCAAAAACATATTGGAAACATTTTAATTTTAAATTAAAGGAAGGAGGTAAAACTATGAGTAGAACAAAAACCAAACAAAATAATATTGTAAGTTATTTGGAAAAAAATGTTGGGCAAGTTGTAACACCCGCAAAGGTATCAACGGATGTCAGCATCTCTCTCCCAACATTTTACAATTTCTACAACGCTAACCGTCAATTCTTTAAAAAGGTTAAGCGCGGTCAGTTTGAAATTGTAAATCCAAAAGAACAACGAGAATCAGAATTAAATT